ATTTCTTCTACACCACCAGGTGTTTCAGCACCATATTTTAGAGCAGGACCACTGATAAAATTACCAATACGTCCGTTGACAGTACCTTTGTTGGCTTGAATACGTGCAGCATCAATGCTAGCACCTACTACACCAAAATCGTCTACAGTGCGAATACCTATTTCTTGCCACTCATAAAGATCGTGTACACCTTTAAGGGGTTGATTAGGATCCTGTGCTTTAGACATATTGTAATATCCAAGCTCATCCAATGCTTCTTCTTGCTTAGCAGCATACTCTAGTAGAGCTTCTTCAGGCACTTCACTTTTAGGTTTGGGTTTGTTAGAAGCTAGGTACTTAACGGCTTGTTCACTTTCGCCAACCATAACAGGTGGTTTTTTAAACAAGCGTTTAGTTTGTTCCATAGCACCAACAAATTTACCAGCAAAACCAGCAAAAGGAATAATAAAACCAAGAGCAAGTTCTTCGTTAATGTTTTTTTGCCTAAATTTATCCGGTGATTCACCTTCTAATGTCGCCCAATTATCAGGAATAAAATCCCACGTTTTTGGAAATGTTTTCTTTAACATTCCAGCAATGTTATCGTCCTTTTCATATTGTGTACTGATAGCTCCCACAATGGCAGCAGCTCCTGCCTCAACACCCCTAGCACCTATAAATTTCATAAAGGCAGTATTACCAATACCCAGACCAATACTGCTATGTGCTGCTGTACCCATCGCCATACCTTTACCTTGAAGAAGTATTGTAGGTAAAACAACAGAAGAAATTTGACGTGATGCAGATGCAATCTCATCTTCGTATTTAGTTGCTTTAGGTATTTGAAGTCCTGTTTTTTTTAATAGTTGGTTTAAACCATCAGTAGCAAAGTCAATAAGACCTTGACCTGGTGAGCTCATCCTCTGCTTTACTTGTTCAGATGTTTCACCAATAGGCTGACCTAGATAAGTAAAGCCAGTAGGCCGTTCAAAATAAGTAGAACTTTGTTGTTCTTGTGGCACCTCACCCGTAGGTTGAGGCTGTTGTTGCTGAGGTTGGATTTGACCTGCCGTAGCAGGTTGTGCGGGTGGTTGAGCAAGAATTGCTTCTTCTTCTTCTAACCTAGATTCAATCTGTTCACGTTGTTCGTTAGTAAGTTGAACTTGCCGTTCTTGCTCATCAAGCACTAAATCTTCACCCAAGCTACGAAAAGTTGAGTCTGTCATCTGTATTTTTTAATAATTAAAAACCAAACCGTTTTCTGGCTGCTTCTCTATGTTGAGCCATAATTCTACCTTTTTCAGTTGCAGGGTTTACTGCATCCCTTGCAGTAGTACCAAAACTATCTGCTGCGTCTGGATTAGCACCAGGATTTCCAGCTAGAACTGTTGTGTAGAGTTGTAATAAATTAGCGCCTCGTGTGTCCATACCTGCTTTGTTAAACCTATCTTTAAAGTATCGCAACACTGGACCACGTAATTGTTCTTCAAATGTCATACCTGGAGTTACACCGTAAGTAGTCCTTTCAGGCCCACCAAACTGAATAAGACCTTGGTAGTTGTCACCTTCTCCGCCGACTTCACCTGGATTGTATGTGCCACCAGTTTCAAATCCAATAATAGTAGCCAAATCAAGAGGATCTACACCCATTTCTGATGCTACATCTAGTAATGCTTGCCGCTGATTTCCAGTAGCACCACCCATACTAGAACGTAAATACTGAGGCGCAGTACCTAATGTACTTGCTCCACCTCGTTCAACCTGTTTAGGGTAAATAGAACTCATTAATTCAGCAGCTTCTGTTCGAGCAGCATCGATTAATTTCACAGCAGGACTAAGTTGAATAAGTTCTTTATTTGTACCATTAATTTCATTATAAGCTTTCCTCATGCTATTAGCTACTTCAGAAACTTTTATATCTAAACTTTCTGCAACATGCAGCATGTTTCTAGTAGGCAAAAAGACACCATCCTTAGCAGATTTAATAACCTTATCTAATTCTGGTTCAGTGTTAATATAATATGGTTTATTTACAATATTTCTTTGGTCAATAAGAATACGTTCATCTAAAAGTTTACGTTTTTGTGCTGCGTATACAGGGTCAGTTGTGATTGCTGGATATGTCCGGGTATTGTATTTCCCGGACACAGAATAAAAAGGATTAGAAGAATCGGCAGCACCGGCTTTAGCTTGCTCTGCCATAAGTTCGGTTTTTTGAGCTGCTTCTTGTGGTGTGTGGTTTTTGTTTTGAATAAGATCATCATAGTATTCAGTCGCCATTATTCCTAAACCTGCAAGACGAGCGTTAATTGGTGCATTAACGTCAGTTGCAAATAATGTTTTAACACTACCAAGTAATGCTTTTTTAAAAGTACCGTATTTTTCTCCATACTTAACATTTTCATATTCTTCTAACTTTTCTGCTGCATATTGCCTTAAGTCTGCAGTTGGTTGCCTATTAACAGTTGAAGTATCAATAGTACCTTGTGCAGCCATTTGCTCAATAAGAAGTTTGGTGGCTTCCGTATCCCTCTTCATTGAATGTTTGATCATATCTTTAATTACAACAGGAGCTTTAAACCTTTCTTGTGCCATTTCATCTAGTAAAGCTTGCCCATTATTAAGCGGATCTTCTTCAACAAATTGTTGTATGTTAGAGTAATTATTTAGTAATTTATTTTGATATTCACTTTCTCCTAGTTTATATTCAGCATCCTCTACTTTTTGTTTATTGGTTCTGTATTTTGCAAGAGCACCTGCCATCCAAGTTCTTTTAGAAAGAGGTTCACCATCAAACTCTAAAGTTTGTATTAACTCTCTAGTTTCATCATTTAACTCGGTATCTGCTACTGCTGCTGCAAAAGTCTCGTGCATACCTTTAAAGCCTTTTAAACTAAACAAGGTTTGTCCGGCTTGCATCAAATCAGCATGAGTTGCTGGATTACCCCCACCATATATCAGGGTTGTAGCATTTTCAACACCAATGTCAATTGCTTCTTCAAGCTCTGAAGCCCTTACTTGTACTAGATTAGCTTCGTTAAATCGGTTAATATTTTGATAAGCCTTTGAATAAGCCCTAGGTTCAGTGACATTAAATCTTCCATCTAATTCTAATTTAAGTTGTCTTTGTAATTCTCCTGCATAATATGAGTTACTAATTGCTTGAGCACCAGTAAATGTAGTACCATCACCTGCAGTAAATTTCCTTTCTGTATCACCTAAAGATTGACTATAAAGAGCTTTGTAATCTCTTTCATAAAGCATATTATTGTAAATACGCTCACCTCTTCCTGTTAAAACAGGTCCACTTGCAATAGTTTTGGCAGCCTGAATTTGACTACCACCAGATTCAACGCTATTAGTTAGCGTAATAGCATTTTGTGCTACCTGAGCTTCCTGGGCTTTTCCTTCTAAAACATCATAATCAATCTGAGCCTGGGCCTGAATTGTTGGAGTTTCTGCCAGTTTAGCGTGTGCATCAGCTACATCTTTTTTTAGTAGATCTGCATCAATTGCTGTAACTGCTGATGCTGCAAATTTACTTAATGAAGAAATACTTGTCAGAATGGCTTGAGTTTTTGCTTGCTGAGCTTGAGCTTCCGCTCCTTCTAATTGAAGACCAGTAACAGTTTGATTCCGTTCAGATTTAAGGTTTTGAAGTTGAGTGTTAAAATTTTCCCTTTCAATCTGTGCTTCGTATTCATTATTTTCTTTGATTGCTTGGAGATCACGGTCTCGCTGTTCTTTTTCAGCTTGACGGTTTTTCTCCATATTTTGGATAATCCGGTTGCTTTCTTCACGCATCCGGTTGATACCCGCTGTACTTAAATTTCTTGGTTTAAAACCCCGACTTCGTGAAGCGGGTTGATATTGGATACGTGCCATAGAATCAGTGCGTTGTTAATTTAGTCAAATCTGTCATCTACATTAAAGGAGGGATCGGTTGTAATTTCATTATAGTCGGAAACCTGATCTGAACCATCTTCTCCATCTTCTGGTTTTTCTACTCTTACAACGTCTCCGCGTTCAAGAGCTCTTTCTAATTTATTTTTCCTATCCTTTTTTAAAGGTTTAGGAACAATAACTTCCATACGATCTAAGAAGATACGTTCTGGTGGCATAACCGGCTTCGGTTGGTAAGGAAGTTTTTTAGGTCTAAGCATTCTGTTTGCTCTGATATTTAAATCAGCAACGTCACGATCCAACATAATATCTCTAATATTACGTTCGGATGCTTCAATAGCACTTTCTATGTTGAAATCAATAACTTTATTATTGAATACATATTCCTCTTGTGCAACAGCTATAGCTTGATTAATACGTTCTAGATTTAATTGAGCACCAGAAAGTTGCAAACTAGCATCAGCATTAAGTTCTGCCAATTGAATACCAGCTTGTTTGTATTTACCAGATAGTTGGTTATCAAGTGACCTAAGTCCACGGTGTAAGGCTGCTTCAGCGCTTTGTTTACTTTTCGCATTTGACCTACCTGCTTGCCCAATTTCTGCTTGACCTCGGGCAACCAAACCTTCTACCAGAGCTGCTTCTTTTTCAACAGAACCTTGAGTCATTAAATCGTTAATAGTAGATTGTATCTGAAATTGACCGGATCGTTGTCGGTCTTTAATACCTTGTATTCTAATACCCTGTTCTTTTGTTGATATTGCACCTTCAAAAAATGCTTGTTGCAAAGAAGATAAATTAGACTCACGAGCTAATCCTTGCTGCAATAATGTATCACGCAAGACACCTTCCTCTTGCTCAATAGCAAATTTTTCAGCTTGAGCATTAAAACGAGTTTGTTTCTTGGTAAGTCTTTTGCTTTTCCGAAACTGTTTCATACTACTTAAATGATTAAGCCGATGAATCCTCCTTCCAAATTTCCAATCTTTTTTTAAAGATTTATAAGCAAAATCTACTTCTTGTTCGTAATTAGCACGGTCGTTTGCATCTAATAACTTATTATATTTGTTAGTTGCTTTGGCAACTTTAATTTGATGTTTTCTATCTGCTGCGGCGATTTGAAATTGCCTATTAGCGGCTGATCTAGCAGCAGAAGCAGAACTTATACCACCAAAAATAGAGGCACCAACGCCTAGGGCGCCTAAACCCAAGCCAATTGCAGTTGCCGGTTCAATGTTCATTTCTAGACCAGAAACAGCAAGCTCCTGATCTAGAATATTATTACCTTTAGGATTAAATTCAACCATTAAGTCCTCCTATAAAACCGTGGGGAATAGTTACCTTCCCACATCATTGACACCAACGATACAGGGTATGGAAAATTACTTGTCACTTTTAATTCAAAATTAGTATTACGTTGATGGATAGGAATAGTAAATTGATGTTCCGAAGTTATAGGGCTACTATCTGCTGCATAAGAGTTAGCATCAGTTACATACTCAATATTTTTCCATTCATCAGATCCAGAAGATTTTAATTTAAATTCTATTGGACCAGTCCTACCGACAGAAAAATGTACTCTAGAAATAGTTAATGCAGCTGTATAATCAGTAGTATTCTCATCTATTCTGTAGTAAAATTTAGGTAATGTAATATCAAAGTCATAATTATAACCTATAATAATACCGTCAGCATAAGCTGTGTGATTACCTTGTACCTCAAAATACCGATAACCTGTACCAATTTCTGTACGTTCAGTTGCTTCTAAATAATAACCTGCATCTGCATCTACAACAGCTGAAGTTCCTACATCTGCTGTTGGGATACCGAACAACATAGCACCTTTTTTATCGGAAATAGGTGTGTATGGTGTGTAGATTTTAGTGACCTGATTGGTCGCATCATATACTACTGGATTAACACCTGAAGCTGGTGAAATTGGCCTTGCAGCCATGTCTAAGCATGAGTTACCATCAATAGAAGTAGCACTTGTTACAGAGGTTCCTGTAGGAATTTCATCTAAAATAATTTTACCTATAGTATATTCATTCTCATGCTGAGACACAACGACTAATGTGTCGTTTAGAATATCTGCTGTTTGAATAGTACCAGGTAATTCCCATTTTACCCAAGCCTGGAATAAATCTCTTTCACCATTGTTGTAATACCTGTACAAATAAATGTAAGACGATTGACTATCGACTAACATAATTACAGAATTTTGAGGGCTTACTGTAAGGATGTCAACAGTGTCAGGAATCCATTCTAATACAACTTTACTAATATCAATAACAATAGGGCTTTCTTCAATCTCCCTTAATGCTAAAGAAAATAGTTTACCATAACCAGAAGCTGTATTTAAAAAGACAGCAGAAGTGCCTACATCTACAGGTTCAATGTCAGGTGACATTTCATAATTAGATAGACTTCTAATTTCAGATGTTCTTGGTGTCAACCTAGCGGTGCTAGTAGCATAAAGTTGGAACTGTTGTCTTGAACTAAATAAAATAAGACCTTGAGGAGAAGGTAAAACATCAGATAATACAACAGGTCGAATACTAGATACATTTAAATCAATTGGATCAGAATCAGTCTGAGCTAATGCTGACTTAACAAAAAAATTAAAGGGATCGTTAGCAACACCTAAGAATATATTATCTTCTGAAAGGGTACCAAACCGATCACTATAGAAGAAAGTAGAGGTTAGTTTAGAACCAGTATAAGTTGGTGGGGTAGTAGTATCATTAACTGTAATAAATGAAGGAGGTGGATTAGTTAAATCATCACCTACTTGCCGTGCAGTCCATGCTATTGGTTTAAAATTAAACGAAGTAGGACCAGTATTTTCCAATTGATGCGGCATATAAGCAGCATTTAAACCAGGAGAAATACCACGTTTAATTGTTTCTTTCCAAAACCCTTTACCTTTTACACCATCATACGCTGAATATTCTAGGTAATAGTCATCTTCTTCAGAAGCAGTATTTAGAATTGTAAGATGATGTCCATTAAAAGATTCAACAGGCAAAGTACTGGTATCATCAATGCTATCAAGATAAGCCTTAATAGCTATGTTACCCGGTCCACCTTTAGCATCTAAAGTAAAGGCCACTCGTGTACCAGCAGGTTGAGTACCATCTGTAACAACAGCATTAGTTCCAGTAGTACGTCTAATAACAAGACTATTAGGGTATGCTTCTAAAGACCATACTCCATTAAAATCTGCATTATTTGCTGCCTGTTGTGCTTCAATTGTAGCTTTAATGGCATCTATTAGGTGGTGATTAGTGTTTACACTACTGCTATCATATACAAGAAAATCATCAAAAGTCGTAGAGTTTTGTGGAGTAACCTCTGATTTAATTCCTTGAATAGTAACTGAATACTCAAGATCAGCGGTAAGTGTAATTAACCTTACAGTGCCAACAGAATTAGAAACAAACGTAGTTGCTGCTTGCATTTGAGTTGCAACAGTTCTGTTAGTAATAACGGTTACATCTTGTACTGTACGGAAATGGTAATCTGTTTGATTTGAACCAGTTAAATAAGATGTACCTGTATTATTTACTGTACAAAATGTGCCATCTGCTCTAGTCCAGACATAAATGTTTGCACCTTTAATAGCACCAATGTACGAGCCTGCTGCATCACGGTCAATAAAAAACCATACAGCTCCATCTAATTCAGCTTTAGTAAATGCAGTACCATTAGCTTTCTTTAGCACATTAACATGTTGCATCCCTGGCCTTTTTAATAGACCAAAAGTAGGGTCAGGATAACCATTGATGCATTCTGTTACTTGTCCTAATATTTTTTTGTCATCATTTTGTCGGGAAACACCACCAAGATAGCTCGGTGTTAGTTGAGTTACTGCTGCCATTAGCGTTGTAAAGTATGGAACGGCTGGTATGGTTGATAAAAATCTCCACCTTTAGGTGCACCAAAGAAACTATAATCCCCTTGATTACACTCGTATGCTAGAGCTGTTGATTTAGCTACAGCTTCTTTTTGTGCTAAAAGTTGATATTGATTAACATCTCCAATAATTCTACTAGATACGATAGTAGAAGCTCTTGCTACAATATAAGCTTGAATAGGGGTAGGAATACTTTGCCAATCAAAGTACCAAGTAACATCTACATATAAAGTTTCATCTGTCCAAATAAATGAATGGGCAATTTTATCGTAAAGTTTTCCTTCACGATTAATGCTATCCCTATCCATATTTTGGGTGTAAGTTTTATTCAAATCAATTTGAAGAATATTGTTAGCAATAATTACTTCATTATTTGCATCTGGTGCTATAGGAAATTTATACTCTTTATTAAATGACCATCCTTCTGATTGAACTTCACGGGATACTTCTCTAAGGGTGTCGAGTGCAATCGCAACGTCCGGGTTGGTTTGTGCTTCAACTCTACTTTCAACAGTAGATAGTGTCAAGGTTTGGCTACTAATATTTTGAGAAATATTAATAGTATAATTGTAGGTAACTGGATCTGTTGCAGGGGATGCTTCTACAGCAGCGACAGCAATAGAAGTACCAATAATTACATTAGGTCCACCAATATATGAACCAACAGCAATGTCACCTTTGGTTGTTGTTAGAGTAGTGCCAGAGATAGTACCAATAAAGTTAGATACTTTACTGAGGATAAACGTCTCGTCAGTTGTTAGTGTAGTAACGGGAGCCTGACCAACTGACGCCAGGATCTGATTAACAGCTTGTAGCTCAGTATTGGAGCCAGTAGTAGGGAAGGCCATAATTGCAAATGAGTTTTATTCTCAATAAAGAATTAAAAAAAAGGAGCCTCCGAAGAGACTCCCGTATAATATGAATCAGAATGCAGCAGGCTTGGTAGCGGTGCCAGCAAACAGTTCAACAGAAGCAGCGGGATTCAGGTAGTCAGCACCCATGGCGAGACGACCCAGGATCACGTCACCCTGGTAGATAGTGGAGATATCACCGCTAGTGACTTGCACTTGAGGGGCAATAGCTTCCACACAGCCAGCAGCTTCACGTTGGAAGATGAGGCCACAGCTATTAGCAAACTCAGTTTCTTCACCGTACTCATTGTTGATACCGGTGACATCAGCAGCGGCATCTTCAATAGCTTCAGACACGAAAGAACCAGTGTTACCAGGATCGGTCACACCAGGATTCGTGGCAGAACCAGTACCATACTTAGTACCGTACTGAGAGAAGAACGGAATGTTCATAGACTTGAAGATCTTGATACCGGCGATCTCGACGATACCGTTACCACCTTGCAGTGCGGTACCTTGAGCATCACGGTTTACAAGACCGTTAGATCCAACAGCTTGGATCAGTTCATAGTACTGACGTGGGTTCAATACACCAACACGTCCGTCAGAGCTGACGCCCTTTTCGTCAAGAGCAGCAGCAGCATCATAGAATGCAGCAACCAGCTTTGCAGAATCATAAGCATCAGATGCAGCGGTACCTGAGGAACCGACACGAATCTGAGTACCACCTGGCTCAACATAGCCAGACTTAGTGATTGGAGAAGCAGCACGTGCACCACGGCTGATAGCACGGAAGATCAAGCGATCATATTTTTGTGCCAATGCGTAGCCGATTTTACGTGAGATCTCCGACCTCATATCATAATGAGAAAGGGTCTCATCAAGGTCGTACAAGAATGCACTGGAGATCAGCAGATCGTCAACCGTGATGGTCTTCTCAGCCACTGGAGGTGCACCATTGGAATCACCCAGAATGCTGTTACCAGGAGTATGGTACTCAGCCTTGGTGTGACCTGTATAGATGAACTGCAGAGACTTACCGTTGGTCAGCGTACGACGCATAACCAGATCCCGAGCGATTGCATTGTGCTGGAATCCTTTGAACATCTCTCCACTGAACAACTTCAAGTAGAGAGCACGGGCATCACCCGTTGAGTTAGACTGACCGGGGCGAGTTAGACTCGCAGCAGCAGCCGAAGATTGAAAAGCCATTTTATAAAGATAAAAATTATTTAAACAAGCTTCAAACGTTTGAAAAATTTTTGTGGTCTATTCCCACCGTCTAGACGGCAAAGGGTATCCGCGTACGGGCCGATGCCAAGGCCAGGGGAGTCCTACTCCGAGGTGCTCCCCAAGCTATTACAAAAGGTCTTTAAGACACTTCTTTTGTTTGCGGCATTCTGGTTTTTTATCACCACAAAAACCACAGCGTTTAAATACAACCTCAGTATCGCCAGGTATCATTTTAGTGACACTGGCTTTTACTTTAGAAGATTGCATCGTTTTAGCGCTTTTTCTAGTTGCCATAATTAAGCAAGAACAGTTTTTTTATATGCGGTACCTCGGTAAACAAGCTTCAACTCTTTGGCTTTACGAGTCAGTTCATTGTAGCTTTTAATGATGTAACGCTTTTCGAGATTAGTCATTTGTTCGTACAAGTAAACTTAACCCCCGTTCCCTGGTTAAGCATCATGCGTCTATGTAAGATTCTAATACAATCTTGGTAAATTGCAATTCCAAGAAACTAATGTTTTCTTGTTCTTCTGGATCACCACCAGGCCATCTTTCTTTGTAGACGCGTAAGGCGTCACGTAGAATGACGGCAGCATCAGTTGTAATAGTAACGTTAAACATAGATGAACGTACGAATTAATTACTTACCGTTATAACCACGCATAAACTCAATAGCCTGGTTGGTTTTTTGAGTGCGTTGTTTCAGTTTATGAAAGAGCCCAGCATGACTAGGCATTTGTTTGGGTTTGTTTTCTTTTTTAGATTTACCCATTGTATTAACCAATAGAAGGGGCAGTGAGAGCAACAGAAGTAGTATCAGCAGCCGCCAAATCAAGAGGGAAGTTATGTGCATTTCGTTCATGCATCACTTCGATACCAAGATTAGCACGATTAAGTACATCAGCCCAAGTCGGAATAACCTTAGTGCCATTTTCAGCTAGTACACTTTGATTAAAATTGAATCCATTTAGGTTGAATGCCATAGTACTAACCCCAAGAGAAGTAAACCAGATACCCACGACAGGCCAAGCAGCCAAAAAGAAATGCAGACTACGACTATTATTGAACGACGCATATTGAAAAATGAGACGACCAAAATAGCCGTGCGCCGCAACAATGTTATAAGTCTCTTCCTCTTGCCCGAACTTGTAGCCATAGTTCTGACTAACTTCTTCAGTCGTCTCACGAATAAGTGACGACGTGACCAGAGATCCATGCATAGCTGAGAACAATGCACCGCCAAAAACACCAGCAACTCCCAACATGTGGAAGGGGTGCATGAGGATGTTGTGTTCGGCTTGGAATACCAGCATAAAATTAAAAGTACCGGAAATGCCAAGAGGCATACCGTCTGAAAAGCTACCTTGTCCAAAAGGATACACAAGGAATACAGCAGACGCTGCAGCGACCGGAGCAGAGTATGCAACAAAGATCCAGGGCCTCATCCCAAGTCGGTAACTAAGTTCCCATTCGCGTCCCATGTAAGCAAAGACACCGAGCAGGAAATGGAAGACGACCAGTTGGTACGGTCCGCCGTTGTAAAGCCATTCGTCAATAGAACTCGCTTCCCACATTGGGTACAAATGCAGACCGATGGCGTTGCTGGAAGGCACGACAGCGCCGGAGATGATATTGTTTCCATACAGCAAGGATCCAGATACTGGTTCTCTAATTCCATCAATGTCTACAGGTGGTGCGGCGACGAACGCCATAATAAAACAAATTGCAGCAGCTAGTAGACACGGAATCATCAGTGTCCCAAACCAGCCGACGTATAAACGGTTATTTGTGGACGTTACCCACGAACAGAAGTCCCCCCAATTTTGAGAGGCAGGCTGTTTAATTGATACAGAAGTCATAATTAAAAACCAACCCACCCACCACATATTCAATTATTTGGTCTTACGACCTTGACGCTTACGGGTTACACGACCCGCAGTTTTCCTTGCGGCTTTACGCTCTTCTTTGCTTCCACCAGATTTGCGAATTTGTGCTGCAGCCGCTTTACGATTAGCTCGGCGTACTTCACGATCTTCTTTTGCAGTACCACGAGTAGGGCGTGACTTTGAACGAACAAGTTTACGAGCCGTTTCACGAGCTGCTTTTCTTTTTTCAGCGTAATCCATTAGATTAAGTTAGAAGGAATATTTAACACCAACCTTGGTGCCGTAGCTGTTATCCTC